AAGTGACCGCAAATACAACTGGACTTTAGAGGAGTTAGCTAAGTTACCTATCGAGTGGTATGGCGGCGCAGACCTAGCAAAGCTCCACGACTTGTGCGGAGCCGCCTTGTATGGTACGTATGGCGATGTGGACATAGCAATTACACACGCTTTTTTTCCCATCGTAGCAGCACACACCAAGGCGGATGAGGACAATATACCTTTGTTCGGGTGGCAGGACGATGGTTGGTTAACCATGACCAACACACCTATTACAGATCACCAAACAGTAGTCAGGTGGTTTCTTGACATGAAAAAGAAAGGCTTTAACATAAAGCAAGTTGGCTTTGACCGCAAGTTCGGACGAGAGTTCTTTCTCGAAATGAAGCGCTCCGGGTTTAGGATTGAGGATACGCCGCAGCTTTATCACTACAAAAGTGAGGGGTTCAGAAGAATCGAGGCCCAAGTTAAAGCGGGTAACTTTTACTATCTGCACTCAGATGCTTACGAATATTGTGTTCAAAATGTAAGGGCAATCGAGCAGGTGGATGACGCGGTCAAGTATGAAAAGGTAATGCCCAATCAGAGGATCGACTTATTCGATGCCTCTGTTTTTGCGTGTATGCAGATGCTCAAAAACCTGGGCAAAAGTGGAACTGCCAAAAGGTGGCTCAAGGGAGGTGAATAGATGGGTTTATGGGATTTTTTTAAGAAAAACAGAAGAAGGACACGAGCAGAGCCAGCTGCTTTATGGCTTTTGACTGAGGGACCGTTTGAAACTCTTAACATTCCTGGTTACACCAGGTTGTCAAATAATCCAGAAGTTAAAATAGCCGTTCATAAAATAGCTGAGCTCATTTCGTCTATGACTATTCATCTGATGCAGAACACCGATGATGGCGATATTCGGATTAGAAATGAATTATCCCGGAAGATAGATATTAATCCCTACAGCTTAATGACCAGAAAAGCCTGGATGTACAATATTGTCTACACTTTGCTCCTGGACGGGGGAGGCAACAGCGTAGTATTCCCCAAGGTCAGAGATGGTTTGATTGTCGAGCTGGTACCGCTTAAACCTTCCGGGGTAAGTTTCCTAGAAACAGATATGGGGTACAAAATCTTCTATCAGGGACAGCAGTATGACCATGATGAGGTTTTACACTTCATTATCAATCCGGACCCTGAAAAACCATACAAGGGTACAGGCTACCGGGCAACACTCAAGGATATTGCCAACAACCTCAAACAGGCTACCGCAACAAAAAAGAGTTTTATGTCGGGGAAGTACATGCCTTCGCTTATTGTAAAAGTAGACAGCTTAACAGCAGAACTTGCTAGCGAAGAAGGGCGAGAAGGTGTTTATCAAAAATACCTTGAGTCCAGCGAGGCAGGGCAACCTTGGATTATCCCGGCAGAATTGTTGGAAGTGGAGCAAGTTAAGCCGTTATCTTTGAAAGACATTGCTATAAATGAAGCTGTTGAAATAGACAAACGTACAGTAGCAGGAATCTTCGGAGTGCCGGCTTTTTTCCTGGGTGTAGGCGATTTTAAGAAAGACGAATATAACAGCTTCATCAACACGACACTTCTTCCAATCGCCAAAGGAATTGAACAAGAACTTACTCGGAAACTGTTATATAGTCCTGACATGTACTTCAAGTTTAATCCTCGTAGCTTATATGCCTACGACATAAAAGAGTTATCCGGAGTTTATACCGACCTCTATGTCCGAGGCATTTGCACCGGCAATGAAGTGAGGGATGCTCTTGGCATGTCACCTATGGAGGGATTATCTGAGTTGGTTATCCTGGAGAACTATATCCCACTAGATAAAATAGGCAAACAATTAAAACTTATTCAGGGAGGTGAGGATGATGGACAGGAAGATTAAGCAGACCCGGAGCTTGCAAACAGAACTCAAAACAAGGGCAGAACCGGATGGCCAGGACGACATGTGCATCGAGGGATATTTCGCAGTATTTGGCCAGGAGACAGAGCTCTGGCCTGGTGCTTTTGAGGAGATAGCGCCCGGAGCTTTTGACAATACTCTGGGAAACGATATCCGGGCATTAATAAATCACGACACGACTTTCGTCCTGGGCAGGAACAAAGCAGGCACTTTGGAACTGAAGGCAGACAGTCATGGGTTATGGGGCCGGGTGAAGATTAACCCGAATGATACTGACGCAGTAAACGTGTATGAGCGGGTGAAACGCGGTGATGTTGATCAATGCTCATTTGGTTTTAATATCCTCCAGGAGGAAACGGACTGGCGGGATGATGGAACCGTCAAGTGGATCATTCGCGAAATTGACCTGCACGAGGTGTCTGTTTGCACCTTCCCGGCTTATGAAGAAACTGGGGTACAAGCCAGGAAAGCCGAAGTTGAGCAACATCATGAGAGGCAGTTGGAACAGAGGAAAAACAAACTTAAGGAGAGGATAAAATGCTTAAACAACTGATGCTCAATAAAAAAATTGAGCAGCGTAAAGCAGAGCTTGAAGAGCTGCTCAAGCAGGAGCAGGGACTGAAAATCCGGTCAGATGAACTTGAAGCGGCCATTGAAGAAGCGAAAACGGATGAAGAAATGGCTACGGTTGAAGAAGAAACGACAAAGCTGGAAAAAGAACAGGGGGAACTGAAGGAGAAGAAATCCAAGCTCGAGGATGAGATTGCTGAATTAGAGAATGAGCTGGAACAACTTAAAAGCAAAGAGCCCAAAAATGATCCTCCTCCGGCGAATCCGGAGAGAGGCAAAGAACAAGGAGGAGAAGTGCGGATGAAAAGAGGAGTTTTTGCCGGTATGAATCGGGGTGAGGTCGAGAACCTTATTAACCGCGAAGATGTAAGAGACTTTTTACAGAGGACCAGGGAACTCGCGACACAAAAGAGAGCTGTTACTGGTGGGGACCTGTTGATCCCTGATGTAATGCTTGGCCTTTTGAGGGACAACATTGCCTTAAGCTCCAAGCTACTCACCAAGGTGAACTACAAGCCCCTAAAGGGGACAGCTCGCCAAAACATTACCGGGACAGTGCCGGAAGCTGTGTGGACTGAAATGGTCGGGGCACTTAATGAATTGGAGATTAGCTTTAACCAGGTCGAGGTTGACGGGTACAAAGTAGGCGGCTTTGTAGTAATTCCCAATTCTACCTTGCAGGACAGCGATATTAGCTTGGCTTCGGAGATTTTAACCCAAATATCCAAAGCCATCGGGATCGCTCTTGATAAAGCGATACTTTATGGTTTAGGCACTAAACAGCCATTGGGTATCGTTACCAGGTTAGCTCAATCTTCCGCACCTGACGGATATCCTGCGAACGCTCCTGCTTGGGAAAATTTGCGTACAAGCAACATTAAAAAGCTCACCAGCACCGGAACAACCCTGATTGGCGATATTATAGAAGCTTTTGCCGCATGCAAGAATGATTATTCAGAGGGCAGGAAGTTCCACGCCATGAACAGCGTCACCTATGCGTATTTGATGGGCACGTTGCTAAACTTTAACGCAGCCGGGGCACTTGTAACCGGTATGCAGAACCAAATGCCGGTACTGGGCGGTGATATTGTAATCCTTGACTTCATGCCTAATTACGATATTGTCAGCGGCTACGGCGACCTCTACCTATTGGTAGAACGGGAAGGCACCGTCCTCGCAGCTTCCGAACACGTGAAGTTTATTGAGGATCAGACTGTATTCAAAGGCTTGGCGAGATACGATGGGCTGCCTGTTATTGCGAAAGGGTTTGTGTTGATGAACATTAAGAACGCAAACGCTACTACTACTGCAACTTTTGAATTTGACTATGCAAATACCGGGCTTGGTGAATTGACTGTAACCTCTGAAGCAGGGACTTCTGCAGGAGATACAAAAATCAAAGTATCCGGGCATGAAGCTTCAGGCACTACCATCGCTTACAAGAGCGGAATAGACGTAGCAAAGGTTTATACAGGTATGAAGAAGACAGCTGCATGGCTTGGCTTCGGCAATGAGCCCAACTTTACAACTGGTGTAAACCTGGAAGGCCTGACCGCTGATCATCTCATTACTGTAGTTGAGTTTGATGCTAAGGGCAAGGCGATCAAAGCTGGTGTGGCCAGGATTGTAGTTAACACTAGCTCATAGAGTGATAACGATGGACATTAATCTGATTGTAACTATGGTCAAGGCACGCATTGGGCTTAATGACCGGATGCTCAAAGCGGACATTATCGCCGCTATAAGGGAGGCGATGGGATGGTAATGCAACGAGGGTTTTTATCCGCGGCACAACCATTTAGCGCCGAGCATGGTGCCTTGGATTTAATCAAGGCTCGATTGGGTATTAGC